AAATAAAGCTAAATAAACATGAACACTTATAAAAACTTAACAGAATCAGGAGTAGTAACTAGCAAGGGTGGAAAGTTAGTAGGAGTAATCCTTAATTCCCACTCATCAGGAACATTGGCTCTTGTTGACGGAACAACACCAGGAGTAGTAGCAACTTCAACATTTACATCAACAGGATCAGCAGTAAAAGCTTCTCATGGACAAACTCAACTAACATCTGCTGGAGCATTAGTAGAAGCTACACATGTAGAATCAGTTATGACTGGAAATGCTATTGTAGCAGGTAATATAGTAGTTATTGGATCGGTAACTTATACATTTGTAGCAGCAGGATCATCTTTAGACAATGCTTATGATGTAGCAGTAAGTTCTACGCTAACCCTTACTTTAGTAAACTTATTAAATGCTATTAATGCCGATGTTGATTCAGGAGGATTTAATGCTTCCACACCAATCAATACTCAAGTTAGAGCTACAGCTTCAGATGCTACAACAGTAACAGTAAGAGGAATAGTTCCAGGTACTTCATTAAATGCAGTAGCCTCAACAGGAACAACATCAAGAACAGTTTGGGCTGATACTACTTTAGGAGGTGGAACAGGAGCTTCTGTAGCAGGAGTAGCTACAACCAATGCTTTAATAGTTTTAGGAGCAATAACATATACAGTTGTTGATGCTTTAAGTGAAACCTATGGAGCAGACGCTGTTGCTTATCAAGTATTAGCAGGTGCAGCAGAAAAGAATACATTAGATAACTTAAAAGCAGCAGTAAATGGTACTGGAACAGCTGGAACTGAATACTCAACAGGAACACTTGCTCATACTTACATTATAGCTACAACTAACACTGATACAGTTCAGACATTTGTATCAAGAACAGTAGGAGTTACGGCAGTAACTGCAGCACTTAACGCTCTAGCAACAACTACTACTTGTGCGAATACATCTTGGGCTGATACTACATTTGGTGGAGGTACTGGAGAATCAAATCCAGTAGTAGCAACTAATGCAGCTATATTTACTATTAATGGTAGAGTATATACTTCAGTAATAGAGTTAAGTGAGACTTCGGGAGCAGCTGCAGTAGCAGACCAAATCTTATGGGTAACATCAGAAGCAGTTTACTTAGACAATATGAAGTCAGCTATTAATGGCTCAGGAACTGTTGGTACAGATTACTCAACAGGAACTACTCCTAATGCCGATGTAGTAGCAACCACAAACGCAGCAGACTCTCAAATAATCAACGCTAGAGTCGCTGGAACAGGTGGTAATGCTCTAACTACAACAGATGCAATGGCTAACTATGCCTGGACATCTACAGTAATGGCAAGTGGAACAGGAGGAACAGGAACTGTGATTTGTAGCACAATAACATTATCATCAGTCGCAACAACAGGAGAAAGGTTTATACCTTTCTATGATTTAGAGTTTACAAGAGGTCTGTACCTTACAGTCGGAGGAACAGCAGACGTAACATTCGTAATAAACTAAAAATATGGCTAATCCAAGTACAACCCCCAATTTAAAGGGAGTAAACTTTGAAGCAGTACAATTAACTCCAGATGATTCAGAAAGTGTTTTAAATATAATCCCATCAGGAGCTAAAGTCGTTAAATGTTTAGACGGAGTAAATGGAGTTAATGACTTTGTTACTCTTCCATCTTTAGCAACAGTTAGAGATGGACACAGTATTATGATTATTTGTAATACTGCTGGTATGGAGATTAGAACACCAGCTAGTGATGCGGAAGAGATTAACAGTGAAAATTGTGATGGAACTAAAGAATACACAGTCGCAGCAGGAGACCAAATTCATTACTTTACTAAGATAGATTCAACAATCGGTTGGATGGGTAATGGATATACAGCTATTGGAGCTGTGGTCGGAGCAATAACGCCAGGAGCTTAATAATTAACTTAAAAGAATTATGCCTAATAACAGTCAATTATACCCACCATTCGCAGGAGTACACTTCAAGGTGAAGAACATTACAGCTGATGATTCTGATTCTGCATTGAACACTATTCCAGCAGGAGTAGTTTCAGTGAATGTAGTCGGTGTTACCAACGATACAGATGATTATATAGTTCTTCCTTTGTTAAAAACTGTTCAAGACGGACACGAGATAAGTATTCAATGTGCTACAGGAGGAGCTTTTGAGATGAGAACCCCGGCATCAAGTACCGAGTTAATTAACAATAAAGATTGTGATGGTACAACAGAATATTTATGTACTGATACGGAAGTCTTAAAAGTAGTCAAAATAGACGATACAATAGGATGGATGGCTCATGCTTACTCTGCTATTGGAGCAGTAGTAACAGCTGTCGTACCTGATTGAGTTATACTTCTCATTAAAAAAGTCTAGGGGTTATTATTCCCCATAATAAAAATTAACGAGTTATTCCTCTCATTAAAAAGGTTTTTACATTATGATTAATGAAGATAATCAGGAGGAGGTAGTAGACGATTTGCCAGAGGTCGGAGAGGGCGAGGAAGATACTACTGACTACAAATCTCTAGCTAGTAAGTATCAAGGTATGGCTAAAAGGTTTCAAACTAGAGTTAAGAAGCTAGCTGAAAAACCTCCAGTCAAAGCCGAAGAGAAAAAACTAGAACCAGAGAAAGAGAAGAAAAAAGAAGTATTAGATAGAATAGACAGGGCAGTATTAACCGTTAGAGGTATTACTGAACCTGAAGAAATTGAGATGGTTGAAAAGGCTAAGACAGAGTCTGGAAAGACTGTTGAAGAGCTTTTAAACTCAACTTGGTTTCAATCAGAACTGAAAGAGTTTCGTGAAAATCTTACTTCATTTGAAGCAATACCTAAAGGATCTAAACGATCCAATCAATCGTCAAGAGATAGTGTAGACTATTGGATTAAAAAGGGGACTTTACCTCCATCTAATCAAGTAGAACTACGAAGAAAAGTGGTTAATGCAAAGATGAAGAAAGAAAAAGCAGGAAATATCTTTACAGAAACTCCTGTCGTATAATATCTATAGCTTCTTATTAGAAGTTAATAGATTTTGTGTTGAAGTTCTTTGAAAATTAAGAGCGAAACACATAATTAAGAATTTGGCTATTGTATATGCAGAAGATTGGGCTGTCAAATTACAAGAGAGATTATCTGAAAATGTAAAGTGGAAGGATTTCATGGATGTTAGATATTCTAACTCCAGAGTAATCAACACACCTTATAAAACAGATGCTTCTCCTACTGGTTTGACTCCCTATTCAGCTTATTCTCCTGAGACTCCTGGATTAACTAATGAAGCATTGACAATCAATGTTCCAAGAGTCGTTGCTGAATATATTGATAGAGCCGATTTGGTTCAATCAACATATTTAACTCAGATGGATACAGCTGACAAGCAAGGTGTATTGATGAACGAAGATATTGAAGAACTAATTTACGGTCAACACGCTTTATCTACAAACTTTGATAATACTGCTATTGGTGGTGCTGCTGGAAACATTACTGTTTCTTCAAGCAACATTGATGACATTATCAGAGCTATGAAAAGAGAGATTCATGAAGCTAAAGGCTCTTCTTTACTAGAAAGAAACGGAGCTTTTATTGTGTGGAGACCAGCTGATTTTGAACTATTAGAAGCATTTATGCAAGCTAATGGTTTCTCAACAGCAGATGCTGCTTTAACAGGTGGTGCTAAAGGAGGTGTTAATTATATGGGTGTTACTCATTATCAATCTAACCTCTTAACGGCTAATCATTTGTTAGGTGGTATAAAGAAAGTGTTCACTCTCGGAGTTCTAAAGTCAACTTACGGACAAATCATGGTTAACGAAAAAGATCCTCTCAATGTGTCAGGTATCTCAGTAGTTAGCAGATATGATCTCGGATATGCGATGTGGGATTTGATCAAACCTGTAGTGTTTGATATCCTAGTCGCTTAGTTGCTTCCTCTTGCTCTCCTATGGAGGGCGAGGACGAGGTAATTAAATAACAAAAAATTATGAGTTTACAATTTCAACAAATAACAACACTAATAGATGATAATTGCGATACAACATCTACATCATATCCTACTGCTAAGAAAACAGTAGATGTTAATCTAGCAGTAGATAAGTTCTTTGCTATTGCTTTACAAGCTAGTGGAAAGTGGCAGTTTGATGATGCGAATCATACTAAAGATCCAATACTTACTACAGACTTGGTAGAAAGTCAAAGAGATTATCACTTTACAGTAGATGAGCAGAGTAACTATCTATTAGATATTTTCCGAGTAATGGTAGCTAATTCATCTGGTATCTTTTATGACCTAAAGCCAGTAGACCAACAGAGCAGAGGATTACAATCAATGGGATTTGTAGACGGTCAAGATATAGAGGGAAAGCCAAGTAAATATGATAAGACTTCTAATGGTATCTTCTTAGACCCAATCCCTGATTATAGTTATACTGATGGATTAAAGATATTCATTAGCAGACAAGCCTCTTATTTCATATCAACCGACACAACAAAAGTGTTTGGTGCTTGTGGATTATTCCACGAATACTTAGCGCTCAGACCAAGTTATTTCTATGCTTACAGGAAAGGATTACCACAAAAGAACGACCTTTTAAGAGAGATGGAGAAAATGGAAAAAGATATTGATGAATACTTTGGTCAAAGAAGTAAAGATGAAAAACAAGTCGTGAGACCAAGAATAACAAGTTTTAAATAATAAATTAATATAAAAAAATATGGCAAGTTTTGTAAAAATACATTCATTCGTAGAAGCTCTTGCTGAGAAGAAGATAGACCTAAGTGGAGCTGAATTAACAATAGCTCTAACAAACACAGCTCACACATCTACTTGGGATGAGCTAGCTGATTTAACCGAGATTAGTTACACTAATTGCTCAACAAGAGTAGTAACGGTATCAGCTTCATCACAAACAACAGGAACATATAAATTAGTTCTTACTGACTTGGTTTTAACTGCTTCAGGAGCAGTCGGACCATTCAGATATGTTTATTTATATGATGATGGATCAACCGGCGACAAGTTAATAGCTTACTGGGATTATGGCGAATCAATAACATTAAATAATAGTGGCGATAAGTTTACAGTCAATTTTGATGGCTCAGCAGGAGTTTTAACAATTGCGTAAATTATGGCAGAATTAACAGTTTATCCAGATGCAAATCCAGAGTCAACTAGTGTTGATGGTGTTGTTTATCAGTGGAATCAGAATAAAACCTGGGCT